CCTGCCACTATCGCACCTAAAAGTCTTAAATTATGAAGTAAAGAAGTGCGGGGATTAAATCCCCAGCACTTTTCTTGCGTTACGTTCTATGTGAAGAGAAACCTCTTTAGACCCGTGGCGGGGTATCGAAAACTTTTTGCCAGTCTTGGGACTGAACCAAACATCGTGTTCTCCGCCATGTCTCACAACGTAACAACCTGCCGCCTTTAATTCGGCGTAAAGTTGATTGTACTTCATAAAATAAAAGAACTTTTAAATACAGTGCAAATATAGCAAATTTGCAATAACCATGCAAATAATATAAATACATTTATTGCGAATTTGCAATATTTTAACATCGTAATATAAAGAATGAACTTTGGAAGGTAACAACACACTTACTTTAGCGAACTGGCAAACATTTCTTTTACCCTTTCCCTTACATAATCCTGATATTCATATTTAATCTTCCCGAGTGTGTCATGATACAGAATCCCGTATATCTGTCGGTTATAAATCTGGTAATTACCGTGTTTCTTCATATCCAGGAAGCGGGTATATAATGGAAGGTTAGAACGGGCGATTACTCCTTCGCCGTCCGGAACGACCGAATAATTCGGGTTCTGTAGTGCGGCCATTAATGCGCCAGACCGCCCTTGTATGATCTCCCCGATTCCCTGTACTTTCTTACGTTCACGGCCTTTCTGGTATATCCGCTTGGTAGCGATATCCAGTTGGGCTTGAAATATGTCCTGTATTCCACGCCCGATCCGGTCGGTAAAAAAATCCGTTTTAAAATTCTCGGCCATAATGAACTATTATTATTTGAAACCAGTAACTTTCATCCGGGGACATCTCTCTTTTTCTTCCGTATCGGGCTTTTTCTCTGTATCCTGTTGCGACTTATACTTGTATTCCCAATAGGTGCACAATGTACTATTTACTCCAATGGTAACAATAGTAACTATTACAGTTATAAAAAAACAAGCTGTAAAATTCATGTTTAATTTTTTATTGAACATTATCTTTGTCATACTTGCATTTAAATTTATGCAGTTCACAAATATTTGTATTTTGCGGTTTTCCACCGCACCACCACCTGTTAGGGCAGTAATACATACTTATCGCATACTTCAACCGTATTATGGTTTTATCATTGTTCCTCTTTTTTAAATGGATGCAATTACCACAGGTTGGAACTTTGGGTTTATTTTTCATGTTACTATTCTGTTCTAAATGAGAAAGCCAGGCTCCACCCTGCAAACGTCCGGTAAAAGCCGGATTCCGGAAGAGTGGAAAGGCTGGTTAAATCCAGTTCCTTAGTGACAGGGCAACCGATGGCAGAATCTTCTATCAGCATTTGTTTGATACGCTCCATAACCGGCTGCACCTCTTCGATAGTCTCATAAGCCCCTTTCCGTTGGGGATCGTACTTGCTCATAAGGAAAATAACGCATAAATTATTTTCCCTCACATTATCAGCCGAAAGGCTGGCACCCGTTCCCGACGGGATCAGAATAAAGAGCACCGGACATTCTTCTTTAGATAGTCCCTGTATCGTCTTACTCATTTCCTCGTCAATGGTAACGGGCAGCACCTTCTTTATTTCAGGAATACGTTTTTGTACGCCTTCCCAGTATTCACGGTAAACCTTTATATCTATCATATCGTCAATCCCTGATAACGTTTCGCCTCCCATTCACGGCGGGTAACAAGCCCTGGCAGAATCTTACCGCCCCCGTATATCCACTTTTTGAACTCTGCCGGTATGGATGAATCATACGCATCCGCTCTGATCTTCTTATAAAGCGTTGATTTCTTGAATTTTCCGATACCTACATTAAAACAAAAACTTACTACCGCGTCAAATTGGTACTGTCCCAAATGAAGGGGAAGCGCGTTCACCTGGTTTTCTACCGCCCTGATATCCGATTCAAAGAAAGCGTCGGCCCGGGCCTCGGTGATAACATCACCCGGTTTTACGCCGGTCGTGTGACCGTAACCGATCGTACATACTCCCGCGGCACATACATACGCTTTCAGGCGCAACCCCTCGAATTTCTTGATCTTGTTTTTTGTTCCTGTTGTCGTTCTCATTTCTTGTTACGTTTTTGGTGTAAATACTCAAACTTACATTTATACAGATAAAGCAATACATCCCAAAAGGGTGTATCGTCCACCTCCTTCTTATTGCCGAACACGCCGGAAGCCGCCACTTCAAAGACTATCCCGGTCCAGCCGGTTTTATCGTCTGCCTTCCGGTCCTCGGATGCCAGCTTCTGAAACAATATCCGAAAGTCGATAGCTTCACCACCGATATAAACCGGTCCGGAAAGAACCATTTCCCAAACGGCGGAAAAGAAATTTACCGCATGAATGGCAAGCAAGGAAGGAACGGCCGGCATCTTCTCCGGATCCTTGTACCGGTAAAGCTTTAGCGTGATATCCTGGAAGATTTCATTTATAGCCGGATCGTCCTTTTCCGCCATCGCCTGCCTGCTTTGCTGCAACAAATCCAGGCAATCACAAAAGTTACCGAAAGTAAGACCGTTCAGCATGTCACCGACACCATGCCAGCCCCCGAAATCCTGCATCAGGTTACGACCGGTTTTCAGAATGGGCGTAACGATCCGCTCGCCCTCCTTACCGGTTGTATAAGAGAAAAAACCGTCCAGCTTTTCCAGTTGCCCGTCCAGCTCCCGGATGATCTCACGCCGGTACATGGTGTAATCCGCTTTCATGCCCAGAAGGAAAGAAAGCCATTTTACGCGGAACTGTCCGGGGCTGATCGTACCGCGGTTCATCAGTACCGACAATATAAGAAACTGCCGGTACTGCTCACTGCTGACTTCATCCAGGCAGGAAGGAACCTCCGCCGTCTTACTATTATATGTAAACTTTTCCATGTCCGGACATTAAAAGGTTATTCCTTTGGATTGTACGGTAACACCCGGTATATAGTAATCCACCGTTTCCGACTGCGCATCCAGTTCCCTGATGATATCCTGCAATACATCCAGGTAAGCCGCCGCGTCCTGCTCCAGACTGTTAGCAACCGATTGCCGGGCCTCTTTTTCCGCCCGCAATTTATCCCGTACGGTTGTGCTCTGCTGTACCTGTACGATTCCATTGGGTAGAACTTCCACCGGTAAACGTTCAACGGCCTTTTTTATGGTGAGAAGTGCAAGCGGGCGGCGTACATACTCCAGCAATTTCTCCGTTAAAACGGTATCGCCTTCAATCAGTTTATTATAACGGTTCCGGGTGATAACAGGTATTATCTGCCCGTCCTGGACTTCCCGGATCATAGGAATAAGCACCAGGAAAAGCCGGTGACTGCCGATATTATAATATTCATCGAACGTTTCCTTATTCTGAATAAGAAGCCGGTTTATAGCCTTTTTCTTAATGCCGTTCATCCAGAAATCAAACTTTTCGCGGTCCATTAGCTCCACCAACGCGTCTACGGCTTCATAAGCCAGGTTCCGGATATTCTCTTCATCCTTGAACTCCTGTAAGGCAGTCATACCCGTTTCATTCTCTCCAAGGTGTTTGCCACGTCCGGCCGTTCCGTGTTGTGCGTCCAAAGTGGGAATGACCTTTAACCAGGTAAACATCGCCACCGCCTGCTGCATCAGCCGTAAAGTTTCCGCCATGCCGTCCGGTTCCGTGCCGTCCGCATGATCTTCACGGTAATACTTATCTACCGCGTCTATGGGTTCCGTTCCGATGATAGCCTGTAAATCCCGAATACCCAGCGGTAAGATAGGTTCCCACTTGGTAAAATCAAGATCATTATCGATCAATCCCAGAACACGGACTATTTCACCGGCACCGTCACCGCCTTTATTAAATAACTTCGTCATTTGCTCGATCTCTTTTTAGTGTATATGGTTTCCAATTATCAAAATCCTTTGTGAAATTGTTTATTTCATCGTAGAACTCCTTATAAAAGCGGGCCAGCCCGGTATCTATCGTTATACAGGTCTGCTCCGTGCGCGGATTGGTATTCACATTGGCCGAGCTTTCTATTACAAAATCAAAAGCGTTACCAAAACCGGCCATTACTTTAGAGTGATTACGGAAGATGCAGACACGTGATCCGAAACGTTCCGCCACCTTCTTTAGGTATAAATAAACATCCGCGTAGGAACCTTGAAAGATTTCACCTACATAAAAATCCGCGCGCCCTATGTCTTTTCTCTCCAGCCATTTCTCCACCTCCTTAACATCGGTAATTGCCATACACCAGGTAGAAATCAGAACATATTCCACCGGTTGTTGCTTCACGATCACACGAAGATAAGTAAGGCTGTCAACGTCCCCATGACTGATACAGTGATAAGCCGCCCCTTTCTCAAAATGCCAGGGCAAACACTCTTCCAGGTGCAGCTCCGATTTTATCCGCCGGTCAAAATGAACGTTTTTCGTCCGGCGGGCCTTTATATGCTTGTCCGGGGTGTTATCGGCACGGTTCTCTTCCGGTTGCCGGTCGCTTACCGGTTCTTCCGGCACATCTTCCGGTTTCGGTGTAAAAAACAGACTACGCATTTTCTTTCATACGGTTAGAGGGTGAAACGTTCTGTTCCGCTTCCACTATGGTACGATAAAGCCCCACTTTCGTAGTGGTACCCGGAAAATTGGCATTAATATACTGCTGTAACGGCTTACAAAGGATCATGTCC